GCCCGCTGCTGACCCACTGCCGCCGAGCATCTGGCGTGAGCAACTCAAGCGGCTGGCGTACTGGCTGCTGATGGCCGTGATTGGCCTGACCGTGTGGCCGATGCTGGCTTACTTGGTCTTGCGTTAAGCCTTACCCTTGATGCGCTCAAACGTGCGCAGGCCACCCAAACCCAACATGCCCGTCAGCAGGACCATGAGGGTTTCGTTGTCGATGGGTGGTAAAGGGGGCACGGAGCCACCAAATACGGCCACCAGCCACGGTAACAGCGGCTGGATGAGGAACTGATACACCAGACCGAAAACGCAGGCCCAGCCGGTCGCTGGACGCCAGCCGCCACGGTACATGTCGGTTCCAGCCTCGACCTTGTTGACTTCAAGTTGACCCAGTGCCAGCTTGGTTTCCGCATCCAGCACGGCCAACTCGCCCCTCTGGGCCAAGTCGAGTAGCTTGATCTTGGCGTCAGACGCCGCTTGTTGGTCGGGCAGCACTTTTTCCAGTACGCCGCCGATCACGGGGATAAGTGCTTGCCAGATCATGAGTAATCCCAAATGGTTGGTGATGGCAGGCCAGCGCCACCGATGCCAAGGTGGATGAACGTCTTGGCGATACCGATGCGGGGAAAGCCAAGCTGCAAGGCCAGCCGGATGATCTGGTAGCGGTCAGAACCCGATGTGCAGGCGATGTCAGCGCAGGTGCCCCGAGTGTGCTCACCAGTCGTGTGACCCTTCTTGGCTTCTACCGGGTGCGTCCAGTGCCGGTACCCGCTGGTGATGGTCATGGGCTTGCCGTACATCGAACGCAGCTTTTGCAGCAGCTTCATGAACTCGGGCTGCATCTCGTTCTTACCCGTGTGCTTGCAGTCGAATTCTGCCTTGCTGAAGTTCGGGTAATCGGCCCAGTTCATTTCAATCTACCCCAAACTTGCGCAGTCCGCGCCCGGTTGACCATGTAAACAATCGACCAATCCGCATATTGACTGCGGGTGATAGGAACCTCTTATCCGCAATCGAGTATGTTTTGGATGTGCGGATGCAGATTGCAAACGGATGCGATTCAAATACGATCTGCATCTCAGTGCCCTTTGATCCAACTGGCGGCAAACCCCACGGCGCTGGAGATGAATGACACGAAGGCCATCCCGGCCCAAAAGCCACCCCGACCTTGGTTCGCCATAGCCACCAGCTTCTCGACGTTGGCCTCCAGCTTGTCCATTTTGCTGCTCATCTCATCGAAGCGGCGCTCGTAATTCTGAACGCGCTCCCACAAGACTCCGTATTTCACTGGGTCGATCTCGGCCATGACTACTGCTTCCATGATTCAAGGTGCCTATATTTTAACGAGACAAGGCGTTTTGGTTTCGCTGTTGCGGGGCCAGTTGGTTGGGCTGTTCCAGTGCTTTCTTGACCTGCTTGCCAACTTGACGAGTACGGGCAGCTTCTGCTGCTGCGCCGGCACCAGGGAAGCGCAATGTTTGCAAAGCCTCTAGGCCACGCAAGACAGCGCCCGAGGTGTTGCTGTAGTTGACAGCGCCAGGCTGTTTGACCACGACATCCTGAATTGCGTCTCGCAGATCCATGATCTGATCACGGCCAGCTTTGCCGTACATGTAAACCAACTTGTCTTCGCTGTCCAACTGCTTGATCAGCGTGTTCAGGTTTCGGAAGGACATCTGGTCACCCTTGGTGAGCATTTCCTTCATGTGTTGAATTGTCTGGCCCTGAAGTTCAGCGTAAGCCTGACGACCTTCTGGGCCAGACTTTTTAAGCAACGTGGTCACAGTTCGCATTTCTTCCAGCGATCCATCCAACACCACATGCTTAAACACATCATCAAGAGCCACGCGACGATCTGCGTAACCGGCTTTGGTGGTGAGCAACTTGTCCACACGGCTTACGTCTTCAAATTCTTTTGCCAGTTGTTTGCGTGCTACACGGGCAGCCTGATACAACTCACCGCCAGCACCTTCACCAATTTGAGTGATGATTTGCTTCAGATCTCTTGCGCTGGCTGAGTTCTGAACCTTGCCAATTTGCTGGTAGATGTCTTCCAATGCCCGCACAGTGATGGTGCCGGTTTGGCCGGGGTCATTCATAGCCAAAGATTCGGCCACAGAATCCAAGATGGGATCCAGCTTTTGGCGCTGTGTTGGCGTCTTGCTGTTGATGAAGTCCAGCAAGTTTTGATAAGGCACCGGCTGCAATGTCTCGCCAGCGTTGTCTGCCCTGCTGTACAGTTCTTTGTACGTGTTGTACTTTCTGGTGTACTCGTCGTTCAAAGCCTTGTCAACAATTTTGCCAACCTGACGCACTTGTGTTGGATCGGCAACTTCAGCGCCGACCTCGTTGGTCATGCGCTCAAAGTTGTTGACAATTGCTTGTTTTTGGTTGGCTTCAAAGCCACGCATTTGCTCAGACAGTTTGGTTTTGGCTTCATCAGAAATGCCAGTAATGACACCTCGTTGAACTTCAGACTCAAATTGTTGTTGCGCCAAATTCTTGGTGCGTTGCCCAGTAGTAGCCGGGATACCAAATTGTGCCAATCGTTCTTCGCGCATAAGCTGATCAGCCGTTGAAGCAGCGCCCATGCCTTGCATTTGAGGCTGTTGTGGCGTTGGCAACACTCGCGCCAAAGCGTTCTGCACTGGTGGCATGACTTGCCCAGCCATTTGACGAGTAGCCGCGCCAGTCTGCTGCATAGCAGGGCCGGCCAAAGCGTTTACCGTTGTGCCAACACTGCCAAGGGTTGGAGGCAATGCCGCAGTCAGGGGTTGCAGAAACTCACTCACGGCACCCAATGCTTGCTGGGCCGTTTGTGTGCGGGGCTGGTATTGCACGGCCTTCATGCCGGCTTCCAAAGCCTTGCGGCCTTCTGGCGTGTTGATGCCTTGACCGCTGGCAAGAAGTGAAATGCCGCCGGAAATTGGGGCAATCAAGCCACCGCCCAAAGTTGCACCCAGCGCCAGCGGTGTTTCTATGATGCCGGTAATGCGGTCACGCATTGAGACTTCTTTGGGTTTCTCAGGCAAAGTGATGACGTTTTCAGCGCCAGGAATCAGTGCAGCAGTACCCAGCCCGATGGTCTTGTAAAAGTCCATCTTGGGGATTTGGCTGTAAAACTTCTGGTGCAACGAGTCGGCCAGTTTTACATCTGGCACGGCATCGTACTGCGGATACTGTGCGCGGAACTCTGCAAGTGTTGCCATGATTAAAGTCCTGGTAAGCCCAATGGATTGGTTGCACTTGCGCCGGGTATAACGCCAGAGCCACCCATTTGCCTAGCACCTGGCCCAGCTTGGATCTCCATCGCACGAATAGCCGTTCTGCGGGCTTGTTGCTTTTGCGCAATGGCGGCAGCGTCATCACCAGGCTTGGGAAAGTAATTCTTTTCCGCAGTCGCAAATTCATTTGCACCAATTGCAGCGCCCGATTCTTTTCGCAAGATGGCTGTGATGAAGTTAATCCTTGCCTGCATGACTTGCTGCTGCTCTGGACTAAGACCACCCAGAACTCGAGGCAACGCATTAAAGATGGAGCCGGACGCATCTTCCAGTTTGTCACCAATAAATGGCACAAGTCCCAAGGTTCCACCAACAACACCTTTGATGACGCCAGTGTCAGTTTTACCTGCTTTTTCCAATGGCTCCAAAATGGCGTTGGCCTCTCTCATCCTCATGCCGTAAGCCGTGGCGTTGCCTTGGCTTTCTGTCAGCGCAGTGCTTTTGCCACGCAATTGTGCTGGACCAGCCGCAGGCGCAGCAGCGGGTGTTGGTGCTGCCTGATCCAGCACGCTTCTCATACCGGGAATAACTTGCGCTGGCGCAGCCGCTGGTGCTGGCACTCGTGGGCCAGGCATACCTGCTCCCGGTGCGGCTGGAGCAGCAGGCGCAGCGCCACCAACCGTCACTGGCACCGCTTGCAGTGTGCGCTTGTTGACGCCGTAGAACGTACCGTCTTCGGCTTCTTTCAACTCGTAGCCGGGGTTGGCTTTTTCAAAGTCAAACTTCTGTTGTGCCAAGGCAAGTTGGCCTTGTGCGGTGCGTTCACCAATGGTTGCTGTCTTGGAGATGTCCATGCCAGCAATTGGCTGACCGTAGCCGGGCCTCATTGGGTTGTCTTGAATTGTAAGAATCTTGCCACCGGCGTCTTGGCGTACAGTCTTTGGCAGCATGAATCCCAGCTTGTCCTTGGCATCCAAAATGCTCAGAACCTTCTCAACACGGTACTGACGGTACTCATCAGGGGTCAAACTACGAACTCGCTGAATTTCGTCTGTGGCCGAGCGCATGTCAAAAATGCCGTCCTTGACGCCTTTGGTCAATTCAGCAATTGCGGCCTCTGGTGTTGGCGAAGAACCAACAGCGTTCCATGCAAATTTCAACTTTTTGTCTTGCAGCCCAAAATTACGCTCGTCTATTTGAGATTGAGTGTTTTTAGCGGTAAGCGCGGCAGTATTTTGTTCTTGCAGTTGCTTTGCAATTGCCAAACCCGTTTTACCAAATTGTGATAGCCCAGACAGTGTGTCAGGGTCGGTTAGTTTTCGACCACGCAAGAAATTACGGGTGCCTTCTTCTTCTTCACGCGCCCGCTGATACTCTTGGATTTGCAGCTTGTTCAGTTCCTGCGCTTGCTGACCGCCTTGAATCTGCTGAAGCTGGGCGTATTGAGCCAGTGCGTTCGGCACCTGAATATCAGGTTGGCGAAACGACATTGCGATGTTGGGGTTGACGAGTGCCATGTTTAATATTCCCCTTCACCAAACGAATAGCTACCGCCACCAAACGAAGGGCGTGTGTAACCCGCATTTCGACTCAACACCTGCTGCAACAACGAGTTTTGCTGCTGTTGCTGGCCGTAGTTCAAGTACTGACCCAAACCACCGGCAGCAGCGTTTGCCATACCCATGTAACCAGATGCCGTGGCTTGACCAGCGGCACCGAGTGCGTTACCTGCGTTGGTCGCATAGTTTTGACCCGCAGCGCCCAACTGATTTGTTGCCGTCTGACCGATACCAGCCAGCGACTGCAACGGGTTCAAACGGGCGTTACGTTCAGTCTGGTAACGGTTAAAAGCGTTGGTGTATTCCTGCGAGGCTAAGTCTTGACCGTACCGCTGAATGCCTTTGAGCGTACTGCCTGACAGCAGACCGCCACGAGCAGCAGCGGATCGCTCGAGACCCTTCATACCCTCGGACATGCGAAAAGCGTAACCGGGATCAGCTTTAAACTGAGACATACCGAAAGGCGTGTACTCGGTCGCCAGCGGGGTCAGCTTGTTTAGGGCTGTAATACCCGCTTGACGCCACGGCTCTTGCAACTCAACCTGTCGCTCAAATTGCTGCTGCTGAAGATCAGCTGCCTGATTAGCAGCATTTGCTTGCGTTTTGGCTGCTTTGTTGGCTGAGTAAGCGCCTAATAAGGCACTGCCTCCAATTGCGGTTGCTACCCATGCCATATCAATTCTCCAATTTAGTAGTAACGGGCGAACTGGTTAGTACGCCGGGTTTTGGCTGATTGTGCACATCATATTTTGACAACTCGTCAATCTCAACCATTTCTTTTTCAAGCTCATCATCTGCAACAGCGCGTTCGGTTTTGTGGACCGTCAGCACAATTACATCCGTCAGCGCGTGAACAACCCGTTTAGTGCCAGCAGGGGACGGAACAATATCACCCGGTCGAATGATGTAGTTTTCGCCTTGTCCTGCAACACGCAGTTCTCCAACACAGCCAATAAAGAAATGTTCTGTTTTGTGCACTTTGCTTACAACAACAGTGCCTTGCGGTATAAAGATTCTACGGCAATACATGCCGCCTGCAAACCAATGATCCGTGTGCATACCCGGCGCTTGTGGCATTTGCAGCATTACCTCATGCAGCGCCGAAACTTGATCTTGCGAGGTGTTTCCACCTACTGCAAAATAATCCGGCTGCACGGGTGCAGGAGATTCAAACCCCTTGCCGTAAGTCACTGTCATGTTCACTGAGTCACCTCACGACCACTGACGCGCATGTTGATGGCGCTGGCGGTTCCTGCGATTGTACTGATGAAGCTGCCGGAGTTCAAAACCTGCCCCACCAGTTCAGGGAACGTGTAGACCTCGGACGGCTGAAGCGTCTTGGTCTTGGTGATCAGGTTGCTGTCGCCAGCAGACCCAGCCAAAGTGACCAAGTTGACCGAGATTGTTGCAGCCGTGGCGCTGTAATTGGTCGCCGTGAACTTGTCGATGATCGTGGTCACGTTGGTGGCCGTGTACTGGGTGGTCTGTGTCGCCTCGACCGTTTTAGGTGGGACGATGTTTTTGACGATGACTGTCATGCGGATACTCCTTGAATTGTCGGCACAGAAACCAGCGACACGGTTAAGATTACAGACGGTGTTGCAGGTCGCACAGGGCCAGTTTGCGCAGCGATGTACTGAATTGTAGTTGTGGCGTCAGTGGTTGACCACATCAACTCAACATACTCGTCTGCGGCCAAATCAACAAACAAGTTCAACGCGCCGATCACATGGCCGTCTATTGAACCGTGCTTGTTCGGCACCGAGAACTGACTGTTGCTGTCGGCAACATCGGTCCCGTTCTTGCGCATCCAGACATCAATGTCGTGAATGTTGGAGTCAGTGTTGACCATCTGAATGCTGAACTGGACGTTGTAGGTGCCAGCAACCTCGCACTTGATTTTGGACTTGCATGTGCCGGTGATCGTGGTGGACGCCACTGTTTGCGATATGCTGACCTGATACGTACCCGTGCTGCCGTCTGTGCCGGTAAGCTGCGACACGATGCGGGTGCCTACCGTAACACCAGTGCCCGTGATCGTCATGCCGGGGTAAATTGGCCCAGACGTGATGGCCGTCACGGTCATAGTGGTCGTGGCAATCGACGCCGTGAACACGGCTGTGCGGTCCACCAGCGTGACGTTCTTGCTGAACTGTGTGGTGTCGTACAGAACAGGATACGCCGTGGTTGTTGACCCGTCCGGCTGATTGGCAGTGCTGTAAAACGACCCATAAATCAACTGCGGAACCTGCGGCGTGTGGACCGGCTGCATCGCAATCGAATCGACCTGCTTTTGCAACTCGGCAACTTGGTCCAGCAATCCCACCGGCTGCTGCGTCAGGTCATTGATCTGCTTTTGCAACTCGGCAATCTGCGCCAGCAACCCGTCCTGCGAAGGGTTGATGTCACCAGCCGCCTTGTCGATGATGGCGTTGATCTCGTCAACAGTCAGGCTTGGTGGGCCTTTTTGCAAGTCGCCCAGCGACACCTCGCTGCCACCAGTCAGTTGACTGAGCGACAGCAGGAACAGATACCACGGCATCGAGACGAACCCTGTCTCCGGGTTCAGGAAAGGAACCCGTGGCTGCGTGATTGGGACAATGCTGGGGTTAGGCATTCGTCGGACTCACCATCAGTTCAGCGCCCATGATGGCGATCTTCACAGGGTCGGTGCCCGACACCTCGTAAACGCGATCACGCAGCTTGAGCGTCATGCCCAGCCTGCGCCAGATGGCACGGCGATAGTATTCGCCGATCTTGCCGATGCTGACCCAGTGCTCGTTGGACCATGTGTGCCCGCCATCGTCTGACCAGCGCAGCATGACCTCGGGGTCGCTGCCTTGCCCGAGGTTCAGACCGACACCTGTCTCGCAGTCAAGCTGGAGGCTGTGATGCGCGGTGCGCTTCAGGTTGTTCTGGCCGGTGGGCAGTGCTCTCCACGAACGCAGCCACTTCTGAATGCTGCCGTTGTCCGAGAAGTCGTCCAGATCAAACGAGTAGACGTTGCCGTTCTGGTAATCGCCCACCAACACATTGCTGCCGAAAAACGCCTGGCAGTTACTGCGGTGGCGTGTGAAGTCGCCGTTGGCAAACCCAGCACGTTCATGCCACGCCTGCGTTGCCACATCGTAGACCCAAGTCGTGTCTGCGCTGGGGAAAATCAGCACGTAGAAGCTGTGGCCGTCTTGCTGGTAGGTGTAGCCGATGGCGTCCGACAGGTTGCCGTATTGCTGGATGTGCCACTCGACTGCGTGGGTCGAAATGCGTTGACCCGAGTAGCCGTTGGCCCGGTAGACCATGCCCTGACCACGAGCGTCTTTACCCAGCCAGAACAAGCCGTTGTCCATCTTGGCAATCGAATAGGCCGCAGCGCAACACAACTCGTTGAATGCGCCTTGAATGCGAGAAAAAGGGAAGTCAGCGTTGCCGCTGTTGTACCAAACCTCGATGGAGTTGGTACCGTAGACCCACAGTTGCCCGTGGTCCACGATGATGCCGACCACGCCGTCAGGAGAGCCTTCGGCGCTGGCAAAGTCGAGTGGGTCAACAAGGGTGCCCTCAAGCAGCGCGGTGACCCAGATTTTCTGGCTGTTTGGCTCGTTGAACACGAAGTAGCCGTCCAAGTAACCCACGGTGACAGCACCGGGGAAATCTGGGTCGGTGATCTGCTGGAACACGTTGGTCAGCGAGTTGTAGATAAACGAGGGGCCGTTGCAGGCAATAAACAACTGGGTGCCGTTGTCGGACATGCTGACCGGCCCGCTGTTGCCCGACACAGTACCTATCAGGGTCACCACGTAGTTTGATGTGACCTTGTACAGTTGACTGCCGCTGACCACGTACAGATTGCCAGCCAGCACCCACAGTCCACGAACGGGGCCGGTGCCAACCGTAAACTCCAGCTTGAGGCCGGGAGCGCGGTTCAAAAACGCAGGCTCCTTGCCAGCCTCGGGCACGATCTCGGGGAACAGGTTGACCATGCGGGCATCCGCAGCGTTGACACTGCGGGCCACGTAAGATGAGCCGAGGATGGGTGTCTTCATCAGAAGTTACCTGCGTAGATGTTGAATCGCTGACGATTTGCCACCACGGCGTAGGGCAGGCTCATCACATCGTATGGGTTGTTGATGCGCTTCAGGTTGCGCTTGCTAGTCATGGCGATGCGCTGCACCTGTGGGCTTGGCTCCACGCCAAACTCGGGTGCGATCTCCATCGCCAAGTTGTAGGCAAACGCCCGCATGTAACCCGGTGGGAAATGCAACTGGGTGCTCAGTGTGGCAGGCTGCGTCAACTCTTGCACCGAGATAAAGTGCCACTCCAAGACCTGTGTGGGCTTGGGGTAAACGTACATCTCCACATCGGGAAAGGTGTTGTTGACAAAAATGACCTGCGGAAAGGTCGATGTCGATGTCTTGACAGCGATGCCGTTGTACTGGTCTTGGTTGATGAACTTGATGCCATACGACACGCCGCTCGGGGCTTTGTAGTACGTGCCGTCATCGAGTTGAATGGGGCGGTTGCCCACAAAGTCACCAGTCGGGCCAAGGGTGCGTTTGATCTCACCAGAGGGCCACGAGAAGATTTGGTCTTGGGTGCAGAATACGGACAGACGCTCGGTGTTCCACGAGTCGATCATCTGGTTCAT